ATTCATAAAAATTATTTATAGTTACATAACCTAGATCTCTAAATACTCCAGGCTCATCTCTTCTATCATCTATAGATCCATCATTCTGAATTATATTTCCTGGCTTTGTATCTCTAATCGCAGTTACTGGAAACTTCTCATGATTATTTTGACTAAATAGATCATAACTATCTCTTCTAGAAAAATCTTGACAAGAACAATTCCATCTTAATTCTGTAGTTAAAAATCTACCTACTGCAAAACCTCTATGAGCTGGTACAGTTGTTTTAGCAATTGTATCTACAGTTTTTGCTCCATAACTATCTGCTTTTTGAAAAATAATTTCATTTGTAGTTGCATCAGATCCTGTTACTGTATATCCAACATAATCGTCATATCTAAATCCTCTTATTAATCTAAATAATTTTAAGTTTCCCGAAGTTGTTCCAGTAGGAATAGTAGTAAATTTAAATTGTGTAGAACTAGTAACTTCAATTGTATATCTACCTGATAAGACAGCTCCTGTGCTTACTTCAACAAAAACTCTATTATCTGTAGATAATCCATGAGCAGAGCTACAAGTAACCGTAACTGTAGAGCCTGATCTTGAATATGTAGAAGATATACCTGAGTCTCTTTCGACAATACGATCTGCCATTCTTTCACCTGCTAAAAAAGCAACTTCAGTAGGTAAAGATCTTAGTTTTACTCTTACAAATCTCCAACGAGTATCATTAAACTCTGTTGAATTATGATAAACAACATTCCCCGAAGTTGTTGCAGAATTAGAAGCAGTCAAGGTAAAAGTATTCTGCGTCTTACTAATAATTGTTAGAGTCTCATCTGTCGCACTACCTGTAGATATATCTAAATAAACATTATCGCCAGGAAATAAACCATGATCATTTTTTGTAACTATTAGAGTAGTACCACTTTGTGAGTATGTAGCATTTACTTGAGGTGCTAAATATCTAACATCTAATATTGGTAAACCAAAATCATAAAAACTAAAACCATCTGTATCTCTCATTCCACAGATATGTTCTCCTAATTCTTGATTAGTTGAAGGAAAAGTAAATATTCTTGCAGGTATAAAAACTCCAGGAAATTGTTGAAAAGTAAAAAATAATCTATAGTCTCCTCTTCTATCTCTTTCTTTAGAGGTAGATCCTAATATCTGTTGTGTAAATGTATATAATTCATAGCCTCTTCTCCATCTAGTCCATAAAGAATCTTGATTATAAAATTTAACTTCACTCTCTAATGCATATCCATCAGATCCTCTCGGATATACACTAGGTTTTTTTGGAATATTTTCAAAATTTTTAAAATTATTTTTTAATTCGAAATTAGATTTATCTTCGAATTTTTTAAATCCGAATGACATAATCTTTAATAGAAACCACCCTGTACGTTACAGTAGAATCCATTTGTTAAAGCAGTAGAACCACTGGCTGCTACATATAATGCTTGACCTCTTCTTAACATTAAACCTCTTTGTTTTGGTGCTATTTCATTATTAGATCCAGCAAAATTTAAAGCACCTGATTGAACTGTAGGATGATTAATTAAAGGTAATTTTTCAGTTAATGTTGTACTTAATATTTGATTTTCAGCTACTTGAGGAATACTTTGAGTAAATAAAGGGAAAAATTGGTTAATGTTTGTAATTGTTCCTGTGCTAACAAGATAAAAACAAAAGTCTATTGGTAAAGAAACAGCTACATTTCCAGTGATTGTTGCTCCACCAGCAATAGTTGGTATTGTTATATCAAAAGTAGTTGCAGTAAAATTTGATGAATCTATAACTGTAAACGTATCATCCTTAGGTACAGTCCCTGAGTTATATGTTAAAAAATCACAAAATAATTTTTGTCCAATTTCTAAATTATGTCCACCTGAAACTGTAATAGTACAGGTAGCGTTAGTAGCAGAATATGTGGCAGTAGTAGCAGTTACAGCATCAAGTTTTTGTATAGATCTCTTCGAATATGTAAACCAAATCTCGTCTATATATGCACCACTTATAGAAGTATCAGTTAATGCAGAGTCAACATCAAATACTTTTGTTGCATTACCAACAGCTGTTGGAATTAAACTTGTTAGAAATGACTGTCCAGACGAAACAGTACATAGTGTCGAAATCGTTGCTGGGCGGTCAACCATTAAAGGTTGTTTGTTTGAACTACTGCTTGCCACTTTTATTTATTCATAGGACTTGTTTTAATTATATAGGAAGGCTTTTTTACTTTTCTTTCTTTTCTTCTTTTTTATTCTTCATCATTTTGGATTTATCTAAAGCCTCTTTTCTCTTTTCTTTATCAGACATTTCCTTACCATCTTCCTTCTTTTTATTTTTATTTTTAAAATATTCTAATAATTGTGGTGGCATTTTTTTCTTAGCCATTTAATCTTCCTCCTCCCTTTCAATTGGAATGTCTAAAGTTTGTGTAAATCGTTTAGGTAGATTAGTACCTTTTGTATAAGAAAAAGGTGCTTCATCAGGACGAACAGCGAATATATCTACTCGCTTTTCTCCTGCCATTCTAGTACGCCTCCTTCCTTTAAAAGGACTGGCTTTCTGTCTTTCTCTTGGACTAATAATATCTCTATCTCTTTTTATACCTAAAGTATATCCAAGTTTAGTTGAAGGTAAAACCATTATCTATGACTATTCTCTAATAGTATTCTTGTTCCTACAGCAACATCTGCTGGCCCTGGCAGAGCTTGTATAAATTCTGCACCTTCTCTATTAAATCTATATCTAGCCTGAGCTGGATTTCTATAATTAGGAACATATAAATGCATTGCTAATCTATCAGTTTCATAAATATAAATTTCTGTCCAAGTTTTTAAAGTTTCACGAAAATCTGAAGTTGCAACTGTTCTATCAACATCACCAGCAATACTTTCTATTCTATTTCTTGGAATAGTATCATTGTTAATACTACCAGTCATGTCTGTTCGCTTTTCAGCTTCATCACAGCGACCTAACTGTTCAACAATTTTACTAACCCAAAAAGAATCTTGTACATTATTTAAAGCTTCTTCAAGTCTAGCTTGGTCACCAGCAGGGATTGAAGTTAAGTTATAACCTAAATGCCAACGTACTTTTGATTGTAAAAAGGTATCAAGCTTCATTCAAACAAGTAAAATTTACCTGTTACTAGTCTACTCTCACTAAGTTTTCTTTAAATATCTCATCCCAATCTATACGTTTAATACCTCTTAGTTGCTCTAACTTTGTAAATCTCTCTCCTGAAAGTGTTGTTTGTAGATCTTTAATATCTCTAGCAGTTTTTAAACCTACGCCAGGTAAGGCATCTGCTATTTGTCTAGCACCTGCAGTATTAATATTTATTCTAGTATCAACAGGGAAAGTTTCTCTGTTACTTACTTTTGGTTCTTTTTCTCCACCTGCTTCTAATTCTGCTTTTAATCTTTCTTCAGTTTTTATTTTTTCTCCTGTAGCACCGACGCATGGAATTAAATCTTCATCATTTACATATTCTGTTTCATCATTAGCATTTATAACCATAGATACTCCTTCTCCATGTTGAGATATCTTTTCTACTATTCCTCCAGTAATTTTGTGTTGATACAACATAATTAAAAAAAAATCCTTCTTTATTTAGAATAACTCAATAATTTTTTCTTGACAATGAAAAAGCGAGCCATAAAGACTCGCCCTTTCTACTAATTCTAAGAATATGAATTAAGAATCTGTTCCGCCTACCTGAGAAGCAAAATCAATGAATCCTTGGATGTCATTGAAGCTTACACCAGCAGCTGGACGTAGGTAGTTAACACGACATATGATATATGCTGCTTTACCTGCGTCATGGTCATCATCACTGATGAATACACCGTCACCGTCAACAGTTGTACTTGTTACACCATTAACATTGTAAATTTTAAATGTTGTGTTTGCTGTAACTTTGTACATCATTGAGTTTGCAGCATCTTGATCATCAATACCAGATGTAGTTACTGATGTCCAAAATGGGAGTTTTGCAGCTGATACAGCTGAACTACCTTGAGCAACCTTTGTGCTACTGAAAGCCAAAGAAGATGTTGCTGCTGCTAAACCATTAGCCTGAGTTGAAGGAACTCCTAAAGGAGCACCACTGTTATCAGGACCAAGTAGGATTAACTCAGTGTTAGTTCCACCAAGATCTGCTGTCACTGGGGAAGCAGGGAAAGATGGTAGACCACCAGCTGGAATATCCTGACCTACACCAATAGATGCCTGATAGATATATGCTGGTCTATCTGAACTAGCATTTACTACTAAGCTGCTGCGGTCACTACGTACACGATCATCAGGACGACGATCGGGAGAAGGGATTGTAATGTTGAAGCTCTTATGGTTTGCTTTTGAACCTGACTTAGAAGAAACCTTGTGGAATCCAATAAGTTCAAATGCTTCAACTCCAGGCCAGCCCTTAACACCTTCATGGTTGAAAGATGATAAACGACTAATTTGATTACCTGGCTCTAGGATTGCTCCTGCGTCACTTTTGTAAGTTGCCATTAGTTAATACCTCCTATTACTCTGTAATTGTGAAGGCAGTGGTAATGAAGTCCTTATTCAAGTTTGCAAAACCAGCATAAAGCTGCCATATAAGAATAATGAATCTTGA